ATCACTTGCATCGTGTGTTGCATAAATACCACGAATATAAGCATCTGCTGCACCTGATATTTGTGACATATCTCGTGCAGGTCTATATCCTCTTGCTGCAGGATATACATTCTTTGCTTCAAGAACACCACTATTACCTAAGTCCGATTGGTCAGGTAGCCATTGTCCAAATTCTATCATTGTGCGACACTCCAAGTAACTGTACGACCTGATACATCAGTCCATGTTTCGCCAAGTATCTCGCCTACCAATGTTGTCGTGATAGCAATCGTATTACTTGCTGTTAAAAACTGTATCTTATATAAATCAGCATCTGTTGTAATCGCTATGTCAGCATCAGTTATTGTTGGCGATAAGATACGACCAAATGATGAAGATTGGTTAATACGAATCGTATCACTAGCAGAAAAACCTTTATATAAAACAGCACTAGCAGACTCAGTAATAGCAATACTGCCTGTGCCTGATATATTAACCCCATAATTAGCACTAGCTGTCGTGGTCATAGCAATCGTATCACTTGCAGACATACCATGCAGTAATATCGATGCACCTGACTCAGTTAATGCTATTGTGCCTGTACCTGATGCTTCATGTAGGACAAGATTGTCCATCTGCTCAAGAGTACCATAAGCATCTAATGCTTCAAGTGTACCCCACGCATCAAGCTGTTCTAGGGTTGCCATAACAAAACCTATGCAGCAGTTATATCTAACTCACCTGCAGCGATTCTTAGAATATCACCACTTGCAACTGCTTTACTTGCTGTAAACGCACCATGAATTAATAAGTTGCCACCTGATGATGCATCGAATAACCCATAATGAGATACTGTTCCCCAACTTGCTGTTGCTGTAGGGAAATCGACAGCAGAAGTGTTATCTGTTGTACCACTTGCTGCTGCGTCAAATGCTATTGATTGACGAGCATAAGAACCACCTGATAATTCTGTGCCACTATTGTCATCATTGAAACTAGCTGTAGATAGTCCTATGTAAACAGTAGCAGGCATGGTGTATGATGTTGTTCCGAGAACGTGGTCTAAAACTTTATTCTCTAAATAATCTGACATAGCTGACATTGTTATTTTCCTCTATATGTTGTTTTCATTGATAGCACTCCCCCATATCGTGCTTTTTCGGTATCACGAATAATTTCGTCCATGATTCTTGTGAACAGTTGGTCATACTGTGATGCTCTTGTTTCGTCCATCAAGTATGTATATGCGTTCATTAACGACCCATACAAATATGCGTCAGGGTGTCTTGATAATATTGTGTTGTTGGTATCTTCATCGCTTAATGCTTGTACGTTTTCGCCATAAACGATTTCTAGGGTGTAGGCAGCATCAGGCGTTGGTCGTAACATAATTTCTGTTCCAACAATACTGTATGCTTTTGGTTTGCCCTGACCCTGCCCTGCATAGTCCGTGTTAATCATTTGGACTGTATAGTAATCCAGAGTTTTTACAGGGTCGGTATTTAGTTGCACATTTCTAATTTCCCTCAAATCTGTTGGCAATGAGATATAGCTATCCCCTGCAACAGTTGTAGCAATCGCTCTCTTTTCCATAGAACGAGTATCGAGCTCTCTACTCATACGAGCTTCTGCTAATCGTATAAAATCAGGAATTTGTGAAGTTAAATCATCTCTTGCTAAAAAATTAGCAATAGAAGTCTTTAACTCACTATAGTTAGAAAATGCCATTAAATTAACCTACCATTCGTTGTTCTAAATGCTTGGTTATCTGCGTCCTGTAACCAACGATACCATGCTTTAGGATTCTGTGCAGGACTACCAAACTTCTGTAATAAATCGTGATATAAGACAGCAGGTATTTCACCAATCTTTTGATAATGTTTTTGGGTATTCCCAATCATATCACCCGGTCTGTGATTGTCTAATTGTGCCTTAGCCAAATCCTTAATAGGGTCAATTTTTTGTTCTGTCTTAATTATATATTCTTGTTCGTTGGCATCATATTCCATTGTTGTCTTTTTGGAAATGCCGTCTGTCGAAATAACTCTTTTCATTTTATCCCTCTAAGTGTGAAGTGGGTGCAAGGGAGCAACACCCACTTCTTTTTTAGTTTATTATGAACCTGATAGTCCAATAATTGCTGCGTGTGCTTTAGGTGCTTTGACCATAAGAGCATACTCAGAAATGATTGCAAACTTAGTTGCATCACCTGTAGCAGCAACGTCTGAAACAGAGAACTGTCTGCCCGGTAAGAAACCAAGACATACATAGTCTTTGTCTACGACATAGATTTCACCATCACCTAATTGTCTATCAACAACTGCTTCTAATGTACCGAAGTCTGATAGGTACAGAGAAACAGAACCAACGATAGATGCTTCTTTAGGTGCTGTTGAAGTGATTTGGTTAGTTGCTACTGAACCTGATGATAGACCACTAAAGTTCACCTTGTTAGATGGTGACATTACTAGCATTGTTGGTGAACCACCATCGATGTATGCAGCTTTAATAGCTGTATCGATTTTAGCTAGTGTTAGGGCATCAGCAGATGCAGCTGTTAGGTCTGCTGTGTCTGAGCCATCGCCTGTAGCGAATGATGTAGACGCATCGTCTGATACTGCACCATTTGTAATCCAAGTAATCAGCTTAGCTGTTTTTCTTGGGTCAGAAGAAGATTTTGCTTCGTTCTTAAATAGTGATTTTTCAATATCACGTCTTTGCTCAAGACCTTTAATTACTTTAACGTATGCAGTTTCTTTGTCACGACCTGCTTTATCAACCACATCTAATGTGCCTGATACTGAAGCAGCTTGTGCTGAAATTTGGTGTACGTTGTTAAGTCTTGATGTAGCTGTTGGGTTTACATAAGAATAGTCAGCACCCTCATTTACATAGTTTGTATCTACAGCAGCAGCTAGTTCTTGAACTTGCCACTCAGTTGTAACACCTGAAGTGGTTTCTTTAGCCATAGCTGTTACCAATGGTGTTTCTGTAGGGTCAATTCTGTAAATAATATCGCTAAGGTCTTCTCTTTCACCAACAGCAGCCGAAGTTGTATATGTTGCCATTGTTTTTTTCCTTAATCAGTTATTTAGTTAGTAGATAAGCAATCGCATCTTCTTTGCGACCACTCTTGTTTAGTTTATCAAAAGCCGATTTTCGGTTTTGTTCGGAAACATTAACTTTTGGCTTCGGAGTCCCTGACTTAATCATTTTCGGTGCTTTCTTTACTTTCTTCGTAGCACTCGGTTTTCTCGACTGCAACGCATCATAAAGATAGGCACGTCTAAGTAAGTCAACGACACGAGAGTCGTTAGTCGCAGCGATTTCATTATCTGTAAATCCAAATCGCTTGGCATAGGTTACAATAGCATTACGTTCCTTTGTAGCTACATCGGCATCTTTCCATTGAGGAATCCTTTCAAGGAGTTTTGCCTGTTCGGATTGTAATTGCCTTTCTGCAAGTACCATTTGCTCTTGTTGCAATGCTTGAAATCTTTCCTGTTGAGCACGAATATCCTCTTTCGCTTTTACATAAGCGACGGGGTCATCGTCGTACAACTGTTGCCATTGCTCATCAGTCATATTACCTGACTGAAACTGCTGCAACTGTTGCATCAACAGATTTAGATTTTCAGCATAATGCTTCCTTTCCGCTTCAACTTGTTGAGCTTCAGCGAGAATACGTTTCTTCTCCTCTGCTGCTTCATACAATCGCTTCTGTGCGGTCGCTTCGATTTGATAGGATTTTATCAGGTCGTCTGCAGTAACTTCTACCTGCTCTCCATCAACCGTCGCTAAGTAAACATCAGTAGTTTCTTCTTCATCAGATTCTTCACTATCCTGATAGTCTTCTGCTTCTTCTTCATTTTCTGAGGAATAGCCTTCTACGACTTCCTCATCATTTTCTGTTTCCACTTCTTCGACCGGTGCTTCTTGAACACCTTCCGACTTTTGAATATCTTCACTTGCCTGACTAGGGGTGTTATCTCTATTCAAAAGTAAATTTATTGCATCAGATTTATCTAACGCAATAGAGTCAGTTCCGTTATCGGGAATCCCAACCATATCTTTTCTCCATTGTTGTTATTTTTTACGGGACAAACCTCTTATCTGTTGGTCTGCAAGTTTACCGGTAGCAAC